AAGGGAAACACTCTTTTTTACAAATGCCTGAACAAACATCTGCGCCTGCTACTGCAGCAGACGAAGGAGCTCTTTATTCTCAAGAAAGTTCTCTTACTGCGGTAACTGAACTTGTATTTAGAAGAGAATCTAATGGGGATGAAATTGAATTTACTGGTGGCTCATTGTCCACAAATGGATGGACAAGACTGCCTTCTGGTATTTTATTGAAATGGGGAACTATTAATGCAGGTGCTGGAGCATCTTCAAATAATTTTCCAACAGGAGCTTCAATACCAGTCTTTAGCGCAGTTTATAATGGAGTAATTTGTGTAGAAGATTCAAGTTCTTCTCCAAATGTTTTTGCAACACTTAGATCTATCAGTACGACTGCTATAAGTGTTTTTGGATCTGCTAGAACAAGCACTTCAACAAGTGCCATAAGATTTAGATATTTAGTAATAGGAAGTTAAATGGTTCTAAAAAATTTTTTAATTGGTCCTCAAGTTGAAGGGCAACAAAATAATATTGAACCATTTTATTTACCTGAAGAAGCCTATTTCGAGTTAGAAGATGTATATGTCTGGAGAGGTAGAATTAGAAAAAGATTCGGATATCAATTAATAGGTTCAAATGATTTAAATTCTAGACTTAGAATTAATTTGGGGAATACTGATGGGTCGGGAGATATTTCTACTACAGTTCCAGGCAGTATTTTTAAAATAGGACAAACTTTTTCTATTGGGACAGAAATTTTTACTGTCAATGCTTTAGGAACACCAGCAACTTTATTAGATACGGGCTCAGCAACACTTGCAACATATAATACAACAACCGGGGCCCTCGTAATAAATGGAGCTGCTATTAATACTGCCTGTTTTTTCTATCCTGCAGAACCTGTTATGGGATTAAGAATAAGAGAAAATTCTGATATAAATCAAGAAGACTTAATAGCTTTTGATACTCAATTTGCTTATGAAAGAAGTGGCTCAGGATTTGACAGACTTGGAACTGCAAGTTGGAGTGGAGACAATGCAGATTTCTTTTGGAGTTCAAATTATAGAGGAACAAATCCTTACGAGACATTTTTTTATGTAGTTAATGATGTTGCTGCAGATAATATAAAATACATCCCAGAAAGTTCATCTACTTGGACTTCCCTTCGGCCTCAATTAAATTCAGGCGGAACAAATAGATATCTAGAAACTTGTAAAATGATTCTTCCATTCAAAGATAGATTAATCGCATTAAATACCGTAGAAGATGAAGGAGGAACTGATAGAAATTATCCTAATAGATGCAGATTTTCACAAAATGGAGATCCAACCAATGCTACTACTTCATGGCTTGACGATATTAGTGGCAGAGGAGGTTTTATAGATGCTCCTACACAAGAACAAATCATATCTTCAGAATACATCAAAGATAGGCTAATAGTTTATTTTGAAAGATCTACATGGGAACTTGTCTATACTGGAAATTTTGCGCTTCCTTTTAGATGGCAACAAATAAATAATGAACTTGGATGTGAAAGCACTTTTTCAACAGTTGGTTTTGATAAAGCTGTTTTAGGTGTTGGGAATGTTGGAGTCCATGCATGTAATGGAGTGAATGTTGAAAGAATCGATGAAAAAATTCCTGACGAAGTTTTTAAAATACATAATGGCAATGATGGACCTGCTAGGGTCTATGGGATAAGAGATTATTTTAATGAAGTTGTATATTGGACATATCCAGATGATACGAATGATCCAACTTTCCCAACTAGAATATTTCTATATAATTATAAAAACAATACGTGGGCATTTTTTAATGATTCATTTACATGCTTTGGATATTTTCAAAAAACATCTGATTTAACATGGGCAACTGTTGGCGATATTTATCCTACCTGGTCTACTTGGAATGATCCTTGGGGATCTCCTCTTTTCCAATCTTCTTTCCCTGATATCGTAGCTGGAACGCAGCAAGGATTTGTAGTTATTTTAGATAATGGACTTTCTGCTAATTCTCAATCTCTTTATATCACAGATATGAATGCTGCTAATTCTCGAATAACAATAATAGATCATAATCTCAAAGAAAATGATTATGTACTTGTAGAAGATGCTCAAGGAATTACTTCTCTTAATGATACTATTTTCCAAATTCAAGAAGTAGTAGATGAAGATACAATTATATTAGATACTACTTTTACAGGAACTTATAGTGGAGATGGAAAATTAACTAGAATTAGCAATCTAAAAATTCTAACTAAACAATTTAATCCTGGTACGATAGTTGGCCAACAATTTAGAGTTCCTTATTTAGATTTTTTATTAAATAGGACAGCAAATGGAGAAGTTTCTGTTAATTATTTAATAGATACCTCTTCAGGAGATTCAATCCAAGATCAAGTAACAAGCGATGCTCTGTTAGGAAGTAATATTTTATATACGAAAGTAGAAGAAAATCAAACTTTTCAAGTAAATCAACAAAAGATTTGGCATAGATATTATGTGCAATCTCAAGCTCAGTTTTTACAATTATTATTATTTATGAGCGATACTCAAATGAGAGACAAAGGAATTGCTCAATCTGATTTTGAAATGCATGCCATTATATTTTATGCTGAACCACAAGGGAGACTTATTGGATGAGCGCTTCGACTCCTGGAAATCCCAATAATTTTATTCAAGAAAGCTTTCTTTTCCCAGAGAATGATCCTAAAGAATACGATGTTAAATTACGCCAGTATTTAAATAATATGGCAAGTTCTTTAAATACAAAAGATAATGGACTTTATACTGATGAAGAAGTTGTTACAGGCCAACAATTTGTTCCTATTTATGATACTGATAAAAGTTCGAATTTAAATTATAGAGATGTATTTAGAAAAGTTATTGATTTCGGAGCTCTTCCAAATGCAACAACAAAAAATGTCGCTCATGGAATTACAACAACTGAAGATTTTTCAATTGTTAAATTATATGGGACTGCTACTCAGCCAGGAGTAAGTACTATTCAAACTGCAATTCCAATTCCGTATATTAATGCAGCATCTGCAGCCAATAGTGTTACATTGAGTATGGATGCGACAAATATTACAATAAAAACTAACACTGCAACTTATATTGTTTTTACAAGATGTTTTGTCGTTGTAGAATATATAAAAATAGTGTAAAAGAAAAATATAAATATAGAGGTTAATTATGTCTTTCATGGATTTTTTATTCGGAAAAGGAGAAAAAACTAAAACCGCACCTATATATAATCCTCAACAACAAGCACTTTTAAATCAAATTCTCGGATCAGTTCAACAAATACTTCCTCAAGGATTACAAAATCTTCAAGCAATTTTAGGAGGAGAACCAGAAGCATTTGAAGCTTTTCAGAAACCTGCTAGAAGAGCATTTGAGCAAGAAACTCTTCCAACTATTGCTGAAAGATTTACTGGGAGTTTAGGAGAAGGATCTCAAAGATCATCTGCTTTCGGACAAGCTTTAGGCGCAGCAGGAAGAGAATTAGAAGAAAATTTAATGGCACAACGATCTGGATTGCAATCTCAAGCTCTTTCTCAATTATTAAGTTTATTAGGACCTTCTCTTTCTCCTACACAATATCAATATACAGTTCCTAGAAAACCAGGATTTTTAGAAAATCTTGGAATAGGAGCAGCTCAAGGAATTGGAAGTTTAGTTCCATCATTTATGGGGTTATTATGACAATTTATACAACGCCAGAAGCTTTTGCTGATACAACACCAAGTGCTGGAGGAAGACTTGGAGCTTCTCTTGGGACAGGAATCAGTTCAGGATTGAAAATGCTGTTAGAAGGCAAAATTAAAAAAATGCATGAAAGAGAAAAACTTAATCAATTGAGAAGCATTTTAGGAGGAGCAGATGTACCAGGAGACGATATTCAAGCAGATTTCTTAGATAGTGCAAGAACAGATTCCCCTAAAAGAGGACTTACTAACGACCAAATTCTTGCCGTATCTCAAATAGATCCTAATTTAGCAAAGATTATACAATCTCAAAAAGAATCTTTTAGTAAAGAAGAAGCCTCTAAATTTAAAGAAACTAAAGACGTAAGAAAAGAAATAAGAGGGCAAGCAAGAGCAGCTCGTGAAAATAATATGCGTCTTGATAGGATGTCAAAACTTAACGAATCGGGAAAATTAATTAGCGCAGGATATAATGAACTTTTAAAAAAATTTGGATTGGATGTTCCCATTCTTAAAAATCCAGCTTCCCAAGAATTTGACAAACTTTCCAACGATATGTTTAGAAATATTAGAGAAATATTTGGTGCGCGTATAACAAATTTAGAAGTAGATGCATTTTTAAAAACTATTCCAACTCTTTCTAATACCAAAGAAGGTAGAATTAGAATTATCAAAAATTTAAAAGCATTAAATGAGGGGGCTAGTCTTCGATTAAAAGCAATGAACGAGATAATAAAAGAAAATAGAGGAGTTCCTCCCTATAATTTAGGAGAACAAATTGAAGAAAGAATTTCTCCTGAGCTAGATAAATTATCTACTAGATTTGTAGAAGGGGAACCGACTCCGACTTCTTCCTCTCTTCAAGAAAATGAAGTAATAATGATTGATCCCCAAGGCCGTCGAAGAGCTGTCACGAAAAAAGATGTACAAGCCGCTAAAAAAGCAGGATATAAATTAAGCAAATGAGTACAGCAGAATTTGGAAGAATATTAGAAGAAGAACCTGTTGCAGAATTTGGAAGAATATTAGACGAAAAGCCCTCTAAAAAAGAAGTTGCAAAAGACATTTTGAAACAAATTTCTATAAAAGGAGCATCTGGACTACTAGGAGCTTATGGAAGCCTTTCTGAAACTTTAGGGTTGCAGGAAGAAGAACCGACACTCCTCCCAGGCCAACAAGAAAGAATTAAAAGAGAATTTGAGACCTTAGAAAAGCTTAAGAAAGGAATCACTCCTTCTTTTTTAGAACTTTTTGCAATGGCCGACGACGATATTGCACCTGAGTTTTCATCTTTGCCTACTCAGGAGAGAGCTGAATCGTTTCTAGAACTTTTAGGTATAGATACAGCTCCTAAAACCACAGCAGGTGAAATAACCGGGAAGGCAGCAGAATCATTAGGTTCTACAGCTGCTTATACTTTAAGTCCTGCGCTTCTAGCAGCAAGTGCTGCAGGCGGTGGTGCTGGAGAGCTTGCTAGACAAAAAGGAGCCCCTGAATGGTTAGCAGGTCTTCTTGATCTTGGAATTTCTTTGTCACCAGCGGGGAAAGATATAGGCAGATTACTTTCTTCTTTAAAAAAAGTAGCGCAAAGAACCCCTGCTGGGATTACGAAATTAAAAGGTATCGGTAAAAAAATAAAAAAACCAAAGATTGTTTCCGAAAGAAAATTCTTAAAAGCTTCTGAGACACTAAAAAAAGATTTCTCAGAGGAAATAAATAAACTTACAAAAGAAAAACTTCCTTTCTCTAAGCTAGTGGCTGATGAAGCCGGTACATATTCTAGATTTGATAATGCTTTTAAGATTCTTAGACAAGAAGCTAAAAAAATTCCCGGGAAAAAATTTGGAGGGAAAGAACTTTTTAACTCTATCAGTAAAAATATTAAAGCTGCCTCAGAAGTTGCTTATAAAAGTCCTGAAACAGCAGGGTACGTAAAGACTTTAAAAACTTTTAGAAAAAAATTAATTGGGAAAGAATTAAGTGCTTCTCAATGGGAAAAACAATATAGAGAAATAAATAAAGCAATTAGAAATCTTTCTAAAACAGTAGACATTTCTGGGGAAAAGGCCGGGAAATTAAAAGCTTTAGAAGAAATAAGAGAAATGACTGGAAAGTCTATTGTTGGAAATTTTAAGGAATATCCCGAATTTACTAAGTCATTTGAATCTTTAAATCATGCATATGCTAATTTTAAAAATTATGAAGCTGTTAATTCTCTTTTTTCAAAAGCACTAGAATCTAGAGAATTTAAACCAGGGCAAATTGTAAAAATTATTGATACTGCTAAAGGAACAAAAATTCTTAAAAAAGCTCTCGGGAAAGATGGATATCAACAAGTTCAAAAAATTAGTGGAGATTTAGCAGAGGCTGATAAACTTTTTGAAATGTTAAAAGTCAAAAAAGGAGATTGGAAAAGTCTCGTCAAATTTCTTTCAAGACAAGTTCCTATAGCTGCTCTTGGAATGTTTGTAAAAAATTTAGCTATTCCAGCGGAAACTGTTTTCCTTGGTAGGGGAGCTATAAGAAAATCTAAAAAAATGATAAATAATATGCTTCTTAGTCCTAAGGGAAGAAGGAATTGGGAGAAAGGGGTGAAAGCTATAAAAGAAGGGAATGAAAAGGCCTTTAAATTAGCTCTTTCTGAATTGTCTAAAGAAAGTTCGTTAGAAGATTAAAAGATTAAGAAAGTTCCATCCATACATCTATAAGAAAACCTATTATTATAACTATAAATACAACTCCCATTATTCCCTCCTTTTATCAATTTTTATGTATGCATCTTCTCCTTTTTCAATTTTCTTAATCTTATCTATTAAAATTCTATTTACAAAAACTCCAAGTGGAATATTTGAAAAAGCCGCATAACCTTTTACTTTAGCCATTAATTTCTCTGAAACATCAACTGTTAATCTTTTAGTTTTAGGCCCATACATATGTGTCTTCCTGTTTTTCTGTATTATACAACTAAAAATAATAAAAAAGCGAGAATTAAAATTAATTATGTAGTAAAAAAAAATTAATTAGCAATATACAAAAATAGGACAACCACCATGGCTAAAAGAACAAAATCATATGGATTAAACAATCCGCTTCAGGATGTATTTCCAAGCCCTGTAATCGCAGAAAGAGCACCTACAACAAACGATAAAAGATATGAAATAGGGCAGGACTGGATAGACACTTCCACAAACAAGTCGTACAAATTAACTTCTGTTGTGAGCGGGAGTGCAACATGGGCAGTTACAGGACCAGGCGACTCAGAAATAAATACTTTGACAGGTGACACTGGAGGGGCTATTTCCCCTACCGCAAGCAATATTAATATTCTAGGAGGAGATACAACACAAGTCGATGGATCTGGAAGTACGTTAACTATTAATGCGTCTGCTTCTGGTTATCCAATTACACCATATATAGTTGGGCCAGCTAGCTCTGCCGGATATACAACTATTCAATCAGCTTTAGATGCCGCTAATGCTGCTGGAATAGATGCAACAATTTATGTACAACCCGGGACTTACTCAGAAAATTTAACTCTTTATGATGGAGTCGATATAGTTGGTTCTATTTATCCTGGAGTTACTATTGTAGGCCTCCATACTCCCCCTACAAGTGGGCGATTCCAGTTTCAAAATATCACTATTCAGTCAGCAACAGATATTTTTAATAGTGCAGCTGCAGGGGCTACAAATATTAGTGTAATAAATAGTCAAATAAATATAACAAATGGTTTTTTATTTAACCTTTCCAACTGGACAGGGACATTAATGGTAAAAAATTGTGATTCCTCTAGTACTAACGATGGTATTATGACAAATACAGGAGGAGCGTCCCTAACAATTTACAATAGTAGGTTAGGGAATGGAACAGCTAAAACCCTAATTAGTTCTGGGAATATTAATATAGAACATGCAGTAATTAGTTGCCCAATAGATTTTCAGACAGGAACCGTTATTGACATCAAAAGTACGGAGTTTGAACAATCTGTTTCATCTTCTAATAACGCTACAGGTAATTGTTTTAATTGTGTATTTTCTACAGGAAGCACAACTGCATTTACGATGAATTCTACACAAGACATAGGATTAATTCATTGTATAATAGATAGCTCAGGGAGTCCTGTAGTAGCGGGGACTGGCACAGGGACTCTTTCTTTGCCTAGCATGACTTATTTAACAAATGCCGATTTATCTACTGATTTAACGATCCTTTATACTAGACATGTGGGGATAACTAGCCCCTATGTAGTAGGAGCAAATGTTGTTGATCAAGGAATCGGAAATTTTGCTACTGTTCAAGAAGTTATTACAACATTAAATAAATATTTTGGGCCTAAATTTATATACCTTTCTAATAAATTCCATACAGAAAATATTGATTTTAGAGGTGGTGCTTACAGTCAAGATTTACATATTTTTGGCTTAGCTATTGATAGCCAAAGTGGCTTTGATGGAGTGGCTTTACAAGGCACCCACATTGCCCCGCCTATGGGGAAACTATCTTTTCAAAATATAAATTTTATGACAGTTAGTGGAGATGTTTTCTCTGGATCAACAGCTACTACAACGGAATTTATTTTTAAAGATTGTAATATCAATCCAATTAATGGGTATTTAATTAATTTATCTAATGCTACTGGGATAATGAAATTTTATAATTGTCTTGCTACTTCTACTGCGCAAGATAATGGTATTATTAATAATACTACAGGAGCAACTGTTGAAATATATGATTCTCGATTAGGGAACAATTCTACTTATCCTTTTATTACTAGCGGTTCCTTAACTATGAGAAATTCCCATATAGGGAACCCTTGTGAGTTCCAAACAGGGACTGTATATGGAATAGATGATTCTCGATTTGATAATACAATAACATTAAGTAATGATAGCACAGGAAGTTTTTATAATAGTATATTTTCTACTGGGACAGATCCTTCTATAACTATGAACTCCAGCGGTACTAATTCATTGCTGGGATGTATCATTGATTCTAGTAATTCTCCTTCTATTACGGGGACAGGTGCAGGAACTTTTAATCTTACAGGAACACATTTTCCATCTAATTCGGACATGTCAGCGACACTAACAGTATCAGGCGCTGTAACAACATCAGCAACCTTCGAAACTGTTGATCAAGCATCAGGGCTTCAAATTTCATCAAGCGATATTGATGCGGATGGAAGTGATGCTAATATCGATATTACTATTACTCCAAAAGGGACAGGGAATCTTGTCTTAGATAGTGGAGCTTTTGAAGCAGGGGCTGGAACTGATTTAAGTATTTATTCTGCAACTGGGCAAGATATTATTATACAAATGGGAGATGCCGCTGGAGCAAACAAGGTTTCATTTACTGATTCTACAACTGCAGAAGTGTTTGCGGTAGATTCAAACGGAGCTCTGACATTTAGTGGGCTTACAGTAACCGGAGCTTTTGCTCAAACTGGTGGGACATTTAACGTTGGGCAAGACAACGCCGCAAATGCAATTAATATCGGTGGCGGGACAACAGCTCGGGCAGTTGGGATAGCAAATTCTGCTGCTGCTCATGTTCTAACCTTAGGGAGCGCAACAGCTGCTGCTCAAACGATAGCCCAAGCGGGGACTGCTGGCATGACACTAGATTCAACTGGCGTTCTTGAACTTAACTCTTCAGGTGCTGCTATAGGGATCGGTAATGATGCTGATGCATATGCAATTAATGTTGGGACTGGTGCTGCCGCTAGAACAGTCACAATTGGTAATGCAACCGGAGCATCTAGTGTCGTTGTAGATGTAGGTACAGGGAATGCTGATTTTGGAGTATCTGCAACTGCTCATACTACTAGAGTCGGCTCTACCACGGGGGCATCTGACACTACAATCCAATGTGGAACTGGAGCTTTAACAGTAAATGGTGGCGGCGCAATGGACATTGATGCTGCTGGTCAATTACAGATTAACTCTTCTGCTTCTACGATTGATATCGGAAATGACGCTATTGCTCAAAACATGAATATAGGTACAGGAGCCGCTGCTAGAATAATTACTATTGGTAATGTTACTGGGGCTTCTCAAGTTGTAATAGATTGCGGAACAGCTGGTGTGTCAATAGGAGCTTCTGCTACTGCTCATACATCTACTTTAGGATCAACAACTGGCGCTTCTGATACAACTGTTCAATGTGGGACTGGAGCTTTGACAGTAAATGGTGGTGGAGCAATGGATATTGATGCTGCTGGTCAATTACAGATTAACTCTTCTGCTTCTACAATAGATATCGGTAATGATGCAGTTGCCCAAAACATGAATATCGGTACTGGTGCTGCTGCTAGAACAATTACTGTAGGTAATAATACTGGCGCTACTAGTGTTGTTGTAGATGTTGGTACTGGAGCTGCTTCATTTGGTGCAACAGCAACAGCTCATACAACTACTATTGGTTCAACTACTGGTGCAGCGGCAACAGTTATTCAAGCAGGTACTGGTGAAATCACTATGACAGGTACTGTTAAACAAATTGACGCAGAACTTGTCGGATGGAGTGGAGTTTATGTCCCAGCCTTTACAATGGATTCAGTAGCAGTTCTTGGAACTAATGCAGGGGGCGCCCCTGTTGGAACTACAGGAGCTGTCAATAATGTTGCTATTCAAGGTGGCTCTATTATGCAAGAATTTGTAGTAGGTGCAGGACAAACTATTATTCAGCCTATTATGGGTGCTAATGGTCTTATTGTTAATGGAGATCAGGCAAATGCAGAAGGTTATGAATATAACTTTCCTTACTTGCAATATACAATTGGGACAAGCGCAGCTTTTGCCTTTGAACTAGGTCTCTATATCAATGATATGGACGGAGCTGCTCCTTATGTATTCGGATTTAGAAAAACCGAAGCTAATAATGCAGCTTGGGCTAACTATACAGACTATGCAACAATGGGAATGATTGCAGCTTCTTCTATCGTTAATATTGTGACAGCTACTGAACTAAATAGCGGTGGTCAAACTGTTACTGATACTACAGATGCTTGGGGTGGTGATGGCTCTACCAATACTCTTAGAGTTCTTGTAGATGCTTCAGGAAATGTAACTTATACAATTAATGGAGCGGCTCCTACTGCTTCTGTCGCATTCCAATTTGATAATGCTGATGTTGTGATACCTTTCATTAGGATTGAGCACAATGCAAATGCTACAGATGTTGCAATTAGTTCTATGAGAATAGGCTATCAAGCTTAAGACATTTTTATAAACAAAATAGGTAAATAAAAATGTTTTCTGAAAGCTCAAAGGGAATAATAAATGCTGGTACTTCATGGGTGCCAGCATTTTCTTTTCACTGTTTAGTAACATTTATTTCATTGATTTGATACATGTAAATTAAAATTAAAAAGGTGAAGTGTTATGGAAGTGTTAACTTACAATAGAATCGAATTTAAATTAGAAATAAACGACAGATCTTATTCATTTATAGTTCCTTATGGAGTTCAAATTGAAGAAGCTATCGAAGCTTCAAATAACTTCTTACTTGCATTGGAAAAATTAGAAAAAGAAAAAAAAGAAGAAGAAAAAAATAATAAAAAGAAATAGGTAAAATATGGCGTTTGGAACTCAAGTTACTTTTGATTCAATAAGAGAAAAAGCAGCCGGTGATATTTCTAGTTCTTATGTAGCAATTGGGACTCCAATTTCAGATTATGTAAGAATAATAACAATTAGTAATTCTACTGATCAAGAAGTTTATATTTCTTTTAATGGGACAGATAATCATCTTAGACTTGCTCAGAATTCCTTTAAATTATTAGATCTTTCTGCAAATAAAATAAGAGAAGATGGTCTTTTTTTAGCTGTAGGGACTCAGCTTTATGTAAAGTATGTAAGTACTACTACTTCTTCTGGGGACGTTTGGGTAGAAGTCATGTATGCTGAAGGAGGAAAATAATGTCTCAGCAAGGAAGATTAATTGACCAAGATTTAGAGACATTAGAAGGAGATACTGGGGGGCCTGTTTCTCCAGATGGCAGTGGTAATATAAATGTTATTGGTGGAAGTGGAACTGTTACTGTCACAGGAAATCCAGGAACTCATACATTAACTATTGAAACCTCTAATGATGGTTATCCAATTACTCCTTATGTAGTCGGAGCAGCAGGAATTGCAGGATATCAGACTGTTCAATCAGCTATTAATGCTGCACAAGCATTAGGATCTGATGCAACTATCTATATACAACCAGGGACATATACAGAAGATTTAACACTATATGATGGGATTGATATTGTGGGGTCTATCTATACAGGGACAACGATTGTTGGTACTCATACACCTCCAACAAGCGGAAATGTACAATTTCAAGATATTACACTAGAATCAGCCACTCACGTTTTCAATAGCGCTGCTGCGGGTACAACTAATATTAGTGTTGTAGACTGCGAAGTGAATGTAACAAACGGATATTTATTTAATCTTTTAAACTGGACAGGGACATTAGAAGTCGGCGAAACAGGATTTGTTGGAACAAACGATGGCTTTGTAAACAACACTGGGGGAGCAACAATTGTTTGTAATGCGACAGAAGTAGGTATTGGTAGTGGGAATGAGGCCATTATGAGTGGTACTCTTATATTATATAATACTTATTTTCTTTGTCCTATTGATTTCCAAACCGGTTCTGACATAAAAGCGGACGGTTGTCGCTTTGAACAGACTGTAACACTAAGTAATAATTCTACTGGGTATTTTAGAGAATGTAACTTTGACACTGGAGCAAATTCAGCAGTTAGCCACGGTTCAAGTGCGGCTGTTTCTATATCTAATTCAACTATTGATAGTTCAAATAGTCCAGCAATAGATGGAGCTGGAGCTGGCGTGCTTACTTTGACGGGGGTAGACTTTATTGATAATACAAATATAGCCGGGACTCTAACTGTAGCTTCTGGAATAACTTATAGTGGAACTTATAAATCAGATTATACAGATCATGGGATCTTACTTGGACAAGGTTCAGTTTCAAATATAGTAGCAACAACCGCTGGTACAAATGGACAATTATTAATTGGAGCAACAGGCGCTGATCCGGCCTTTGCTTCCCTTACTTCAACTGGATCAACAATAGACTTTACTGCTGGTGCAAATACCCTTAATCTAGAAACTTCAGGGTCAATTGCTACTACTTTTAATGCAGATACAGGGAGTGCTACTCCATCATTAGGAGTTTTAACTGTTACAGGATCAAAAGGAATTACAACATCAGCTACAGGAAGTACTATTACTATAATTGGCAGTGGAGAAAAAGAAATAGATATTACTTCTCTTTCTGATGCAGACTCTCCATATACAGTTTTGAGTACTGATTATTATATGAGTTGCGATGTTTCTTTAGGAGTTTTAACAATAAATCTTCCAGATGCTCCAACAACAGGTAGAGTTTATATTGTAAAAGATTCTGGTGGAGATGCTAATACAAATAATATAACAGTTACAACTGTAAGTGGTGTAGTCACAATTGACGGATCTATTTCACGAGTAATGTCAACTGACTATGAGAATTTACAATTTGTTTTTAATGGAACATCATATGAGGTATTTTAATGGCATATAAAGGACCAAAAGTAGTAATAGGACCTACTTCAGTAGCAGATAATACAGTTCCTCGTTTTGATCTTACATCTGGAAGTTTAATTAAAGATTCTTCAGTTGTAATTTCTAATAGCGATGAAGTTTCTGGAGTTACTCAAATTGATGTAGGTAATATTCAAATTAATTCGAATACTATTAGCTCTACTAATACAGATGGGAATATAGTTTTATCTCCAGATGGTAGTGGTAATATAACTACAGGAACCGCTAGTACTGCAAATATTTTAAACCGATTAAGAAGTTCTTCTGGTCAATGGGATAGTTTTGCAGATGGTACAGATACATTTGGACTTTATAATAGAGCCGGAGATCCCGAAGGATCTATCGCAGCTAATATTGGTTCCTTATGTATAGATACTACTAATGGGAATATATACATCAAAAAAACTGATACAGTAAACACCGGATGGCAAATAGCTGGAGGTGGGAATCAAATAGTTCAAATGGTTACTACCGAACTTCTTACTGTTGCTTCTACAAGTGTTACTATACCAACAGATAACTCCATTCCTCAAAATACAGAAGGCGCTCTTTTGCTTACTCGTACTATTACTCCGAGTTCAACTTCAAATTCTCTTTTATTTTTCTTTGAAGCTTATTCAACAACTTCTACTTTTGATCATGGAACTACTTTTGCTCTTTTTGAAGATTCTACAGCAAATGCAGAATTCGCTTGTATGACAACTTCTGTAACTACAGGGGGGCAACTCCCAAATTCTTGGCATTTTATTAAAACAGCGCCATCTACATCTTCTATTAGTTATACTGTAAGATTTGGTCCAAATGCAGTAATAAATTCTTATATTAATGCAAACCAAACTGGAACAAGACTTTTTGGGGGAGTTGAAAGTGCAAGACTTACTATTTTTGAGGTAGCTATATGATAATTTATTATTTTTCTAAAGATAAAAAAGGATACTATGAAGGTCCAAAATATGAAGCAGACCTTCATCATGTTGATTATATTATAGTAGATAAAAGACCAGGACCGGAATACGACTATAATTTTGATACAGAAAAATGGGAAAAAACTCAGGATTCAATAGAAAGAGAATATAAAATACGTAGAATACAAGAACTAAGAAGAATCCAAGTATATAAAGATGATCCAACTCTTACTACACAAGAAGAACAAGAAAGAGATAGTTATATAAACAACTTAAAAAATTTAGATTTTACTGATGTTCAGTCTTTTGAATATCCAGTTTGTCCAGATTTTATGAAAAATTAAAGGCTTAAAATGTTTAAAAAAGAATTAAAAAAGCTTTGGGATAATATTCCATTATTATTTAAATATGGTTTCTTTTTTTTATTAATTTTTATTTTTTCTTTACTATTTTTAATATCAGCGTGTTCAAAGATAAATAAAATAGCGGAAAAATATCCTCAAGATAATATTGTTGAAGAAGTAGTTGAGAAAATAATTTACGAAAAAACTGGATTAGATATTGATTTAACTCCATTTTCTGAAGAAGAATAGTTAATTTATTTGGGAGGTGAAATCCTGTAAAATCCAATTGAATTGTTTTTCTTGAGATAATGGTCTATATCGATTCCATCTAGTTTCATTTGGTCCATATCATAAATTTTACGCCCATTGCATCTAGTCATGTAATATCCAAAAGCTGTAAAATTCCCATCATCTCCAAATTCTACTATTTCTTTTTTTAATTCCTTCTTTTTATAGTCTGCTGCTTTCGCCACAGCATCATGATCACTATATTCTTGGAGTAATTCTTTAAGCTTTGGATCATCTACTATTACATAATCTTTCTCTGAAGGTTTAGGTTGAATTCCAAATTGAACTTTCCTCCAGAATTCTGCTGCTTTTTCTCTCATTTCTTTTTGCAGAGTAGGCTGCGCAAAAGCTTCTACTGTGATACAAGATTCATATCGATAGTCCCAAATGGCTACAAAGGCTCTAATAGGCTCTGAAAGCATTATTTGCCACTGTATCTGATGCTGCCAATACATTGGAATATTTCTATATTCTCTGGCTTGATCTAAAATCTTGTCATTTACGGGACATTTGATTTCTACAAGAGTCTTTTTTTCTTCATCATAACCATCCAGAGAAGCTCTAAAATATGGATTTGTTATATCTTCAACACATAATGGTTCCAGTTTTAGTTGTTGATTTTCATTAATCCACTCTCTAGCTTTCCCTTCATTTTCTATTCCGTGTGCCATTGCATAATTAATAGGTTCTTCTGATCTAAAACCACATTTCTCTTCCCACAGCTGCAATTCAGTTTTAAATTTGTTGCTTCTCATTATCACAGAAATATCTGAAGCTCCTATTCCATTTTTCCTCCATTCTAACCAATCTTTTCCAGATTGTCCCTCGTTAAAACAGACTATTTTCATGCAAAAGACTCCTGTTCAAATACTGAAGGATCTTTTTTCTCTTCTTTTTCTGTTTTTAATGTAGGTAGAAAAGAAATAGATTGGGCATTCACAGACATGTCAATTGCAATGTCACCTTTCTTATTTTGATAGGTAGAAGGAGGATTCAAATCTCCAAAGACTGTGATGCAACTTCCTTTTTTTAAATGAGGGAGTATGTTTTCTCCCATATTATTCCAGCAAAGTACTTTATACCAAATAGTGACTTTCTCTCCGTTTTTCATGAAGTTAATAGCTAATGGAAAAGAATTTACTTTTTTCCCGTTATTTGTGAATCTTTCTTCTGGTTCTCTTCCAACAAAACCAGTCATCATTAACTTATGCATTTTCGTCCTCCTTTGCTCTTTTTATATCTCTAATTCTTTCAATGCATTGTGAATATTTTTTAGCAGGTAAATCAGAAATTTTTGATATATCAAATCCCTTTAACATACTTCTTAAAATTTCCTCATTCCCTCGAAGTTCATTTGCTAGAATTTCTAATTGAGATTTAGAAATCTTTGGTGATGCTTTTTCTGCATTTTCTATTTTACGAGATTCTTTCATTGCAACTTCACCATCATCATCATCTTCACTAGAAACAACTCCAGCTACTGCGGAGTACATATAGCGACGTAAATAAGTAAGATAACTCCCAAGTGTTTGAATGTCGGATTTAAGTGGTTTTATTTTCATGTTAGATTCTATCCATTGTCCTGAAGAATGACAAAGTCTCGTATGTAAAAAAACTTCATCATTATCTTTAGTGACAGTTCGTTGAATAATTGATATCCCATTTTTAGCTAAGAAAGGTCGAGATGCTTTTACAACCGATGCTAAATCTGCATATTTACTCTTGAAAAATGGATTCAAACTATTGGCTTTTGCTACTTCCATTTCTAATTGAGCTTTTGCTAATGCTTCAAATAATTTATCAAGTTCTTTAGATTCAGTTTGTTTGGAAGCAGTAACTTTATGTTCTTTTTCTTCAGAAAATTCTACATTTGCTGGTAAAGCCATTATTTTTTCCTCTTTGTTAATATTTTCCTTTTCCATAACGAATCCTTAAATTATTTCTTCTAAGAATTCATATAGTTTATGTTTTATTTCTTTGGTAGTTTCTTCATTTGATTTGTCTCTTTCTCTGTGATGAATAACGCAAACATCTTCTTCTCTCATATGAGTCATCTCTTCCATTTGATCTCTCATTTGTTTTTGATAAATAAGATATTTCATGGAATTAAGAATAGTTTCTTTGCAAACGTTATTTAGTGAATCGAAAAGTTGCTCGTAAAGAGCATAGAGAGCCTCTTCTTCTGAATCATATAGTTTATCAATTTCTTCATCTGACGTGTAATCTATGTCAGAATTTATATATTCTTTAAACATTGGTGGTTGCCTTATTTAATATTTTGCTACAAATTAATCTAATAATACTATATCATGCGAAATAATATATAAGTCAAGGAAAAAAGAGAGATTTTAGTGGAAAAAAATGAATACTATGATGATCTAATAAAAATAAGAAAATTCTTAAAATCTAGAAAAATTAGATTGAAATTCTTGAGTAAAGAAATGAATTATAGTACAAGCCATGTTCTTACGGTTTTTAATAAAAAGAACACTTTATCGGATAAATTTATGAAAGCCGTTTTAATAGCAACTCTTAATATTCTTAAAAGAGATTTAAGAGATTTTAGTGAACTAACAAAGGACATGTCATGTACTACATTAATATCGGAGTTGGAATCTTCCAATTCATTTTACTTACTTTCTTAATAAAATTATTTATATCCTTTAAAACTCAAAAAAAGTCTTTTAGTAGAGATCATCGTGATCATTCTTTAAAAATTCTAAAAACAATTGATTCTTTCTCCAATGAAATATCAGATAGAATAGAAGATATTAGATTTGAACTCGGTCAAGTAGAAAAAGATTTCTGCGAAATTCAACAAGAAAAAATAAATTGGATAAGCATCAAAAAAAGACTTCCCGATCCAAATAAACTTGTAATTGTTCTTAAAAATAATTCGTCTAAAGAATCTAGAGCTTTTATAACTGATGATAAAAATTCTTGGAAAGTCTTAGGAACAAATGGATATGAGCATTCCAAAATAGATGACTATTTATATTGGAAACCTATATATGTAAACAAAACGGCGCTTACATTTAAGTAAACGCCGAGTTTCAGCAAAAATTTATCTTTCTTTAGACAACCACGACAAAGAAAGAGGGTTGAAAAAAAAATATCAAAATCAATTATTTTAAGCAACTATCGAAAAATAAAAAGGCATAACCATTTAAATAGATTATGCCTTCAAAAAAATTTCAATCCTCTTAAAAAATTAAATACATGAAGGTTTCAGATTTAATTTTTTAATTCAATTCCTACAGGTCAATTAAAAAAGAAAGGCCTTCCGACCTTTCCTTACACCATACCATTTCCATAATATGCTGTTGCTTCTTTTAACCAACCAAGAGGTCTTTAATGACAAATGGAAGATAACAAAATCTTAATAATTTGAGCAATAAAAAAAGAGGAACCTTTCGGTCCCTCTCCACATAAATATCTAAATGAAAAACTTCACAAAGGAGTTTGTCAATTAATGACTTCTCTTGGAATGTATATGATGTTTTCTTTTTTGAAAAGAAAAAAAGAAGAGCACAGGGCTCTTCTTATTATAAGTAACACTCCCCACAAACAAAGTAAAATAAGAAGTATTATCTTATGACTAAAGATAGCAAATCCGAAGATTTGTCGTAAGAAAAAAGAAATATTAAAAAATCCTTGCTCTGTGAGCGCAAATCGTGTACATCTTGAATAATAAAAAAAAGAAGAGCACGGGGCTCTTCTTAATCCCTTACATCAACACAAATAAAGGAGCTGTATGACACACCTCATAAAAACAAGGAGTATCATTATGACACACCTCATAAAAACAAGGAGTATCATTTTATTAATAACACCACCCAAACAAGGAGTATTATCTTATGACTAAAGATAGCAAATCCGAAGATTTTTCCCAAGCAAAAGAAATAACTAATAATAAAACAACAGATGTATGGGTCGTTTATTCTCAATATATAGAAGATTTTGGGTTATCTGCGTTTCAAGCTCTTTTGTATTCTATTCTTGTAAATCTGAGTGTTAAAAAAGGTTTTGCTTACCCATCTAATGATTTTCTTTGCAAAAAAATTGGAATAAAAGAAGACAAGACAATAAGAAACAATTTTAAAATTTTCAAAGAAAAAAACTTGATTTATGTTCATTATTACAACACTCAAAAAGGGCAACGAAGAGAAATAGTAACACGAGAAAACGCTGCTGTTTATTGGTCTTATTTAAAAAACAATAATAAATTTTTACAATTGAAAAAATTTGAAGAAGAATTTTTATCAAAAATATCATCTTTTTCTAAAGATATTAATTCGGAAAAAGAGCCTATTGATACAGATTCAAATTCGACTCAAACTACTGAAACTCAACCAGCGGTAATAAATACCGCTGCCGCAGCGGTAAAAAATACCGGTGCACTAAATACTATGTATTTAGATTACAGTACAAGAACGGCTACATGTAAGAGCGCCGTTTCTTTAAATTATATCAAAAAAGAACTCGAAAAAGAACTGTGTGTAGAAGATATCGAAATCGGAATAAAGTGGTATGAACTCCAACCGCAACGCAAAAAAGACAAAATGGAAAAACCAGTAGCTTGCATCATAAACGCCGTCAAAAAGAAATACGCTCACGAAGAAGTAAAAGCACACTATGCGGAGGTAGCTGCTAAGCAGAAAGAAAAAGAAGAAGAAGTATTAAAATTTAAGCTAAAAAAAAGCGAAGAATCACGAAACGAAGTCTTAGCAAAAAGAACCATCGAGAAATTTAAAAACTTAGATGGTTTTAGAGCAAAAATAGATGGCAAATGCGTCACTATTTTCAATGACAAACTAGAAAAACTTAAAGACGTTGAAGGAGGATATACCTACGCAATCTTGCCCAATGGCGAAAAACTTTTAGGAGTTTGCGGAATAAGAGCAGACTTTTCAGAAAGCCGTGAAGAATTTAAAAATAAAATAATAGACTTCTTAAGGAAAAACTTATGGCTAGATCCGAAAACTGCATAAACAAAAAAGATATTAGAATGTTCTACTGGGGTCCCTATTCAAAAGAAATGGTTTACAAGGATCCAGAATATCTTTTCGTAAACACTTCAGAATGCGAAGAAGATTATATTTTCTTTGAAAACGATAAGAAGATTTTAAACATGGGAGCTTTCTATGATAATCTATGAGATTCCAGGTCCTCCCATTCCGCTTCAAAGACACAGGCATTCCGGGAAAAAGACCTACGACCCACAGAAAAAGCAAAAAGAAGTGTGCAGATGGCACATTAAAAGCCTCATAAACGGCCTCTTTCCTATCTACAACGCGATAAAACTAGTGGTAGAGTACCATATGCCTATTCCGAAAAGTTATTCGAAAAAAAAAGGCAAAAGAATGCGTTTTGAAGCCTCATACCAAGAAACCAGACCTCTCTAACCTCATAAAATTTACAGAAGATACGTTTAACAAGATGATTTGGGAAGATGATTCTCTGATATATTCCATTGAAGCCACGAAGTTTTATTCCGAAGAACCAAAGACTGTTTTTAAAATAGAAGAATTGAGATAAAAGCGTGCCTTATGCATAATTGTCTGAATAACTTCAGTTATGAGAAATATGCTTTGGATTTAAAAGATAAAGAAAAATGGAAATTAATTTTGATGAAGAAATAAAGAATTTAATTTTAGAACAAATAGAAGAAAAAACAAGAGAAATTCTAAAAAGTGAAACAAAAAAATTAATCGAAGAATCTATAGAAGATATTTTAAGCGATAAATGGGATTGCCACTTAGAAGATTTACACGAAAACTTTGAAGATAAAGTAATTGAAAAATGGGAAGAGTTTATAAAAGATCGAGCTGATTATTGGGATTGTTGGGCAAAAAGATGGAAATCTCTTTTATTAGAATGTCTTAGGCTTTTGAATTCTTCATTTGAAAAATCTATAAAAAACTTAACTAGTTTTGCAAATAATAATTTAATACAAATATCAAATGTAAATGAATTGAAGGAGAAATTCGAAAAATTTGTAGAAGAAGAAGCCCCAAAATACGGTTTATGTAAAAGAGAAGAGGAAACAAACAAGTGAAATGGATAAAAATAGAAGAAGAACTTCCTCCACATTACGATAATGAAGAAAGCATAAAAGTTTTAATAACTAATACGTTTAGAATTTCGATTGGAATATATCTTTTTGAAAAAAAAGAATGGTTTGATATAACAGATCCGATTTTTTCTATACCAATAGAAAACCCAACTCACTGGATGAGATTTCCTAAACTTCCAAAAGAAATGGAGTAAAAATGTTTACTTTAGTTATTTATACAAATGGATCAGTTTTAAAATATCAAAACGTATATGAAGACCATGTTTATGAAATTAAAGATCAAGTAGTTTTGTATGTATATAAAATAGATAAATCTTCTGGAGATGAAAACGAAATAGCAGTTTTTAATAACTGGGATTATTTGTTAATTGAAGGAGATTAAAAGTGAATGAAGAGTTAAAAAAATCACTTCTTCATGATTTTTATCCGTATCCTTATTCGATTGGTAAAGGGTGGCACAAGCTAATCGATGAATTTCTTGAAGAAGTTTATAAAATCATAGAAAAAGAAAGTTTGCAAAATAGGTTTTTTATCTTTGATATTAAAGAAAAATATGGCGCATTAATTATTAGCGTTGTGGGGGGAATTGACGAAATATTTGATTTAATAGATAAGGTTGAAGAAAAGTCTTTAAGAACTTGCGAGATTTGTGGTAAAGCTGGTGAATTAAAGAATCTGAAATGCTGGCATCGTGTTAGATGTGAGAAGTGTATAAAAGAATAAAAAAACAAAAATAATTACTCGTCTCATTAATTCGCTCTTGAATTAATAACTTTTTTAATCTAAAAGAAATTTATGTGTTAATAAACTTTTTAATATGGTATGAAGCACGAAATTTCTGTTTCTGAAGAATATATTGATACCGTTTGTGATTGGCTAGAAAATTGGTCGAAAGAAGATGATAGTTGGATTATTCCACAATTTCTTAAAAAGTATGGACTTGGATGGACATACTTTAGAGCAATGATGGACATATGCCCGCAACTTCATCACATTTTTGAAAATACAGTCGCTTCTCTTTGCTCAAAATGGATAGAATACGCTTTTAATAAAAAAGATCTTCCTCAGCACATGCAAAAAGTTTTATTGAAATACTTAAGAGTATATGACAACCACGCTTATTTCGTAGACCAAGAAGCTAAAAAAGAAGTCGCCGAAAAAGCCAAATTTTCTGTGGCCAACTATGCAGTCGAAGACTATAAAAACCAACGACTTAAGGGACTTTATAAAAGCCTCTACGACGCCAACACTAACAAGCGTCGAAATAGAAAGTCGGTTAAATGAATATAGACCTCGTCCTTATCAATTACCTATTTTAAAGGCACTTGGTGAAGGGTATAAAAGAGTTCTTGCAATTCTTCCAAGGCGCGCTGGTAAAGATATTACTGCGCTTAATTATGTTATTCGGCAGATGTGGGAAAATCCTGGCGTTTATTACTATATTTTCCCTACATATTCTCAGGCTAAAAAAGTTATTTGGGATTCAATCACAAATGAAGGGAAAAGAATACTAGATTACTTCCCTAAAGAGCTTGTTTTACAATTAAATGCACAAGAAATGAAAATTCGAATGATGGCAAAAGGAGGGAAAACCTCTCTTTTTCAATTGATCGGCTCAGATCATTATGATGCTCTCATGGGTACCAATCCTCGCGGTTGTGTCTTTTCGGAGTATGCCCTCCAAGATCCATTGGCTTATCAATACATACGTCCGATTTTAACTGCAAATGGGGGTTGGGCCCTCTTTATTTCTACGCCTCGTGGTAAAAACCATCTTTGGACTCTATATGAGCTTTCGAAACGATCTCCAGACTGGTTCTCTTATAAATTAACAATTGATGATACAAAACATATTCCTTTTGAAGAGATAGAAAAAGAAAGATATGAAGGACTTATGTCGGAAGATATGATTCAACAAGAATATTATACATCTTTTGATATGGGCGTCGAAGGTTCTTATTATAGTCGCTACGTTGATAAATGCAAAAGAGAGGAAAGAATAGGAATTGTCCCATGGGAATCAGGATTTAAAGTTCATACTGCATGGGATATAGGAGTTAGAGATACAACTTCTATTATATTTTTTCAAACTATTGGACAGATTGTTCGAATTATTGATTGCTATGAAAATAGCAAACAAGGGCTAGAGCATTATGCGGAAATTTTAGCAAATAAACCCTATCTTTACGGTACTCATATTGCCCCTCATGATATTAGAGTGAAAGAATGGGGATCTGGCATAACTAGGCTAGAAAAAGCGCGTCAGCTGGGAATAAATTTTACACTAGCCCCGCGTTACGAGATCCCCGATGGAATAGAGGCCTGTAGATCTCTTTTTTCTAAAATCTGGATTAATGAAGAATCTTGTGAATTATTAATCCGGGCTTTAGAGAACTACAGGCAAGAATACGATAACAAGAAAAAGGTTTATTTGCCAAGGCCCCTTCATGATTGGTCTTCAAATTTTTGTGATTCATTCAGATATTTAGCAATTTCTCTTCCTAAAACACAAGATGGCCTATCTGCTCAAGATATAGAAAAGAATTATCAAGAAGCAGTTTACGGCTTAGATAGTAAACTTCCTTCCTTTTTTCAAAATAATAACCAAGTTGGAGCTTATTAATGACACTTTTCCCGCAAGTAGACAGCAGTTTTTATTCTTATCAAACGGATGACGATAAAAGTATTAAGTCGAGAATGGAACATACTTACGCTGAAAGCATTACGATCAATCAGGGTTTTTGGAGCGAAGCAGATCTCGACTCCAGATATCAAGCAGGTGACCAGACTATTTGGAATGATAATTATGGAAGTGTTCCGTCTTTTAGAAGACGTGTTCCTAATTTTAATAGGATAAGACGTATCTGCAACATGATTGCTGGTTATCAAAGAAAAAATAGAAAATCAACCGTTGCTGTTCCTATAGAAAATTCTGATCAATTAACCGCTGATCAATTCTCTAAACTTCTTGTTTGGTCAATGGAAAAAGATAATACCTTAAATACCATTTCTCAAGCATATGAAGGTGCCGTCACAACTGGAATGAATTTATTGTCAGTATGGATGGATTATAGGGAAGATCCGATTAACGGAGATATTCGCGTTGATAATGTCTCTTACAATGGTTATTTGATAGATCCATTTTTTAAAAAGCATGATTTAAGTGATTGCAATTTTGTTTGGACAAGAAAATGGCTGACGAAAACTCAAATTATGTCTCTTCTTCCCGATAGAAAAGAAGATATTAGCAAACTTTATGCACGTGGGAATAGAGACGGAAAGTTTCAATTTATGCCAGAAGCTTACAATTATGGGATGAAAAATCTTCTTACTTATGATGAATATTGGTATCGAGATTATAGAACTCAACAACTTTTAGTTGATGTAAGAACTGGCGAAACAATGGAGTGGCAGGGAAACAGTGATGATTTAGAACTTTTTCTTACTAAATTCCCAGAAATCACTGTCATTGATAATGAAATTCAAACAACAAAACTTGCGATCGTTGTCCAAGGCGTGGTAATGTACCACGGACCTAATCCAATGGGCATCGATCCTTATCCCTTCGTTCCAGTCCTTGGTTATTATGATCCTCAAATTCCAGACTTCAGATGGAGAATACAAGGAGTGGTTCGAGGGCTTAGAGATTCTCAGTATCTTTATAACCGAAGAAAGGTTATCGAACTCGATATTTTGGAATCTCAAATAAACTCTGGATGGAAATACAAAGCGGGCGCTCTCGTGAATCCGAAAGATGTATTCCTACAGGGACAAGGAAGAGGCCTTGCTCTTAAAGATAGCGCTCAAATGACAGATGTTGAGCAAATCCTGCCACCTAATATACCTCAGTCTATGATCGAACTTTCTAAGATACTAGGCGAAGAGATTCAGCAGATTTCAGGAGTAAATGAAGAACTTCTAGGAAGTGCTGAAGATGATAAAGCCGGCATTTTATCAATGCTTCGCCAGGGAGCTGGCCTCACAACCTTGCAAACATTATTTGATCAATTAGATTATTCTCAGAAAATTCTTGGGAGATTGTTTCTGGATCTTATTCAATGTAACTTTTCTCCTGGGAAAATTAAAAGAATAATAGCAGAGGAACCTTCGCCACAATTTTATTCGAAAGCTTTTGGTAAATTCGACGTAGCTATTGAAGAAGGATGTTATTCTGCAACTCAAAAACAAATACAATTTAAACAACTTCTTGGAATGAGGGAAATCGGAATTCCTATTCCAAACCATGTGCTACTCGAAGCTTCTACTATTCAAAACAAACAAGAATTAATCGAAGAAATTCAAAAACAGGAAGAGCAGCAACAACAAATGCAACAAATGCAAATGGAAGCTTCACTAGAAGAGCAGAAAGCAAAAATAAAGGATTTAGAGGCAAAAGCAGAGGCAAACACTGGGCTTGGCTTGGAAAGAGCTGCCCGAGTACAAGAAAACAGAGCTCTTGCTGTGGAAAGGCTAGCAGAAGCTGAGAAAGATAGAGATCTCGGTGCTTTAAATTTAATTAAAGCTGCAAAAGAACTTGAAGGAATGGATTTAGAGCAATTAGGAAGGCTTTTAAGTTTTATTCAAGTAGCCAAAGATTATGAATCTCCGCAGGAAAAAGAAGAAGAGCTCCAAGTAAAAACTCCAAACATAGAAGAAATGGCTGTAATGGCTCAAGGAGAAAAACAATGAAAAAAGAAAGAAAAACAGGAATGAGCGATATGATTTCTAGCAACACATCTGCACCAGCAAATCTTCCTCAAACTGTTATACATAAATATTATCCAAAAAATAACTATGTTAATAATTATTATTTGGATGATTCCTATAAAGGAATTGATAAACAAACTTCTAATAGCGTCAAGAAAATCAGACGTAATGAATCTGACAGCATGTATTAATCATGACGATGCCACGACCTTCCGGGAAGGCACAAAAAATTGCCAAAAAAACAATACCCGGGCTTAATAGAAATGATAAGAAACCATTTCGTAGGAAAAAGAAAATTGTTCCTAATGATGAAGTGGAATTAAAGATCATTAAAATTAACGAAGAATTGGGCGCTTAATATTTTGTGCTCTGTTTGCAGACTAGGAATGCGGCTTTGCCAAATTCCTAGTTTAATTTAAGGAGAATATTATGGTTTGGCACAAATTTCCTCATATGCCAGAAATAGGAGCTCATATCATTGCAGATATTGGTGTAACTGATATGGAAACACTTTATGAACTTACAATTAGAGAGGGAGAATCGATTAGCCATATCAATAAATGGTGTTATTACGATGAATATAAGGCCGCTGTAAAAAGAGAAATCAGAGAGAAATTATAATGAGAAAAAAGGTTATTAAGCATCTGAAAGGGGATATAAAAGGATACAAAAAAGAAATAAAGGAAGACAAAGAATTAATCAAAGAGTTAAAAGGTAAGAAGATGGCGAAAAAAACAGCTAAATGTACTACTTCCAAAAAGATCGGGAAAGTAATGAGAGAATATAAAGCAGGTAAACTTCATTCTGGATCAAAAAAAGGTCCTAAAGTAAAGAGCAGAAAACAAGCCATAGCAATTGCACTTTCTGAAGCAAGAGATTTACCTGGGAAAAAACCATCATACTTAAGAAAAAGAACGAGTAAAAAAAAGATATAAATAGCCAAAATATATGAGATATATTATATTTAGCTATTTGAAGGATGTTTAAAATGATTGGCTTAATGATTCTATTTTTATACGTTATTTCAATTTATTCTTTATACAAAAGAGGCCCAATTAATTTATCAAATAGGTGAATATGAAGTTTTTTTTAATCTTAATATTTTTTTTCGCAAATTTTATAGGAGTTTGCAATTCATGCATTAATCCTCCAGATTATAAAATCGATAGAGAAACACTAGAAATAAAAAGACTTGTAGATAAAAAAGTCAAAGAAGAAGAAAGACAAAAAGAAAAAGAAAGAAGAGAAAGAATAATAAAAGAAACGGAAGAAAAAATTAAAAAAATGGAAGAAGAGACAAATCGCAAAAATAAATAATTAAAACTGCATACAATATCGAAGGGGGATATTATGTCGTCAATACAATCAATTCAAAGTATTACTCCATGCTTAAATGAAGAAGAATTACTGACTTCTGAAGCTATAAAGCATTTAACTGAAAAAGAATGGGAACCAAAAAAAGTAAAAACCTTGTATCAATTAGTTTTCCATTTGTCTCCAAGAGATTTTGATTTATTATATGTGAGACGTCGGACCAATCTTTTGGTAAATTCGTTTAATATTATTGTTCCTACTCCAGTGAAATCAAAAAAACCAATTATTTTGGATTTGAAATCAAATAGATGTTTAACAAGACCTAGACCTGGAAATTCTATTTATGAAAAAATTAATGAAATAATGAGAAAAAGAAAGAGAAGAAGAATTTAATTATATCTCATATAATAGAGGCCAGGACGCATCAATATTCTTATTAAATTTCCATCTTCATCTTCATTACAAGGAATACAGGCGATGTATTCTAGACAACGTCTATAAACTTTACAGCAAGAAAAACAGCATTTTGTTATTAAATCGTTAATTTTTTTACATGTTTCAGTAAGTTTTTCACAAAATTTTTCACATTTATTTAGAGGTTCAGGCTCTTCTTCTGGAATTGAGTAATTAGCAAGTATTTCTCTACGTTTTTTTTCTTGTTCTGGAATAGGAATATTCTTGCAATAAAGTGGATAATTAATTGTTGGTAAATGACTCCATTGTCCCTTCTCTTCTTCAGTTGTACTTTCTTCAGGTATTTTTATATCAATTTGATATTCCTGAGCTGTCTCTAAAGCTTGAGAGTAAAAATCTATTTGAGTTGTCATTATTTTCCTCTTTTGATATTTTTTTAATCACAAGAGAAATTAACTTAATCAAATTTTAAATCAAAGAAAAAAATGGCGTCAATATCCCCAGCAACCATTCCAAATGGAAAATGTTTTTATGAACCTGAATCACAGAAAGAAATTTTTGAGATCCCAAGAGAAACAAAACAAGAACAAGAACGAATTGTAAAACAAGTATTGGAAACTGCTACAAAGATAATAAAAGAAATAAAAATGCAAAGTAGAATGAGGAATTTAACTATTAATCAGTATTAATTATATTTCTCTTTAATAATAGAAAGCATTTCATTTAATATTATATAGAGTGAATCAATCTTTTTATTTTGTTCTCCATATCTTTTGAAAATACCTTTACGTAAATTTTCCTGTCTTTTTTCTAGATCTATTATCTTTTTAAATTGAATAGATTCTGGAAATAAAATTCCATCAAACATGTCTAATTGTTCTAGCTTCATTTGTTCCTTTCTCTATCATTTAATAGAATGAATCTTATTCCCAAAAGTTTTTCGTGAATATCTTGAATAACTTTTGACAAAAGATCAATTTTTATTTCTATTTTTTGGATTCTTCCTTTTAAAGAATCTTCTTTTTTTAATATTTTATTATATTTTTTGAATACCATTTAGTCTTTTGTATTTTCAGGTTCTTCCGGAAGTTCTCTCCAATATTTAACTTCGTAAAATTTATTTTCATCCCTGAATTTATTATCTTCTATAAAAAAGTATTCTACTTTCATTCTTTTTTCTATTTTTTCAGCAATAATAGGAACTTCTATATAAATTAAAAAATAACCTTCTCTTTTAGGCTTTGTATCAGGATATTTATTCCAATTCATCTTGCAACCTTTCTATTTTATTTTTTTCCCAGGAGGAAAAGTAAAAAGAGTCCAAAAAATTTCTGGCTTTACTTCTTCTCCTCCAATTTTGAGTTTGGACTCTATATTATTATATAGGAATTGTGTCATCTTCCCTATAGATGGCATGGAAATATGTGGGATTTCCACGCCCGGCCAATACACAGCGAGAATTATCCATTTATCATCTGGAAAATTTTCCCCGTTAAATTTATTCCAATTCATCTTCCTTCCTTATTTAAATAATTGTACAAAGTTACTTTGCATATATTATACATCAAGCATAATTCTTTTATAGTTAATCTTTTTTCTTCATATAGTTGTTTCATTCTATTTATTTTTTCAGATGTCATTTTCCGAGGCCTACCAACATGTTTCCCTCTTTTCCTAGCCCCTTCAAGTCCTTGCCTTATTCTTTCTAAATTGCGCATGCGTTCATTTTCAGCTATCATTGCCATAAAATTAAAAACCATTTTTCCATGGGCCGTTCTTGTGTCTATATCGTATCCAAGAATAACAAGATTGATCTCTTTTTTATGGAAATCTTCAAGAAGAATAGCTAGATCTTTTGTTGATCTTCCCAGACGATCTATTCCAGTAACCATTACTGTATCGTTTTTTCTAAGTATTGTCATTAATTTTTCGAAGTGTACTTTTTTTGAATTGTATCCTGAAATGATATCAGAATATATTTTTTCACAGCCAGCATCTACTAAAAGAGCTACTTGATTCTCTAGTGATTGTTTAGGTGTTGATATTCTTGCGTATCCGAATTTCATCTAAAATATTTTTTAATATCTCTCATTATTCTATTTAAAAAACAACTAGAACGAATAAAGAATTCTCCAACTTTTTCTTCTGGTGAAAATATTTCATTATTTGCTATGTTTTTTTCATTTCTTCAGTAGATTCTCCTAATATAATTTGGCTGAATGCAAGCCAAATACATTGTTCAAAACTCTGTGTTGTATTTATAAGTTCTTTTAATTCTTCCTCAGACATTTTTAAATAATCCATTTCATTTTTATCCCTAATTAAAATAAAACCTTGCTTCTCCTATCCCATCCACTGCATTCCAATCACTACCTCTCCGCTCCTGTTAATTGGTTAATAAAGTTAAAAAAGGGATATTAAATGAACTCCAATTTATTTACTAGTTTTTTTACTTTTCCCTAAAGTAGTCAAAAAAATACTTGTATTTAAGTAAATTAAGTAATAATGGGTGTTTTTTAAACTCTTTTTTTGTTATATATGGAATCATAAGTAACCTGCATGGTTCGACCATGTGGCCACCACGGTTTTCGTATCCGTGGTTTTTTTTAAGATTGATTATGAAAAAAATATCTATAACATAAGACTATCATTTCTATCTTTATCTAGAATTTATTTTTAAAAAAATATATTAATCGAAATATTAGAAACGTTTCTAAAATGGAGTAGAGAATGAAACTTATAAAAACTTTAGCTTTTATTTTATTGTCATTTTCTGGAGTAACCGGAACTTGCCAAGAAAAATATGACCATAAACCTTATATATCTTTTGACTTCTCAAAATTCGGAGCAGGGCATCCTGCTATTGGATATAGAGCTTCTAAAGATGATTTCACTTATGATATTTCACTTGGATATGATTACAAAGAAAAGTTCCTCGGAGATATGAATCTTTTAGTTATTTCTCCAAATATTTTATATTCTTTTTATAAAGAATCTCCTTCAGAAATATATGCTGGGATTGGATGTGATGTAGAAGTTTATTTGAAGAAATTTCTAGATGTTAAATCTAAGAACTTTATATTCTATCCTAGAATTTCTTTAGGCTATAGCTTTCTAGTGAATGAATCTCATAATATATTTTTTGAACTTTATTATCATCCCGTAGATTTTAAGGATTCTGAAATTAATTCTTATCACTTTACTGGATTAAAAATGGGAGTTGGTTTTTAATAGAAAAACTAATTGCCTCTTTTTATTAAGCCCGATTTCTCGGGCTTTTTTTATAAACCTTTCATTTAAAAAATGCATATTTTAAAAGGGTGTTTAAATAACTTAAAATAGGCAACCACCCTTATGACAACCATAACTCAAGAAAAAGACAATACTTTTAGATATTTGCTTACTGAATTTGGTAAAGATGGATGGGTTGATGTAAATAAATCCAGACCTATCCCATTTGACTTAGTTCTTTTAAAAACATCCAAAGGAAGAGAATTCGTTGGCTGGTGGAATAAAATAGAATGGGATGGCTATCGTTTAAAACATTCTGATCAAATTATTGAATGGAAAAGGATGAATTACGTTCATTTTTAATGAATAAGCAAAGATTTTATATATGCAATATGAATGTCCTTCCTGCTTTCTAAAATGGAAAGATGAAAAATATCCTGATGATCTTATTTGTCATCCACTTTGTTCTTTTTGCTCTATTTCTCATACACAAAAAGAACTTATAAATTGGCAAATGAATCATTTAGAAGATATTAATCCTGATAAATTACCAAATATTCTAAGACATTTTTATAGATTTGTTGATCTTGAATTAAAAATTTTAAATGAAAAGATTGATAAAAATAAGGAATAATTTTTATGGGAAAATCCAAAAAAGAAAAAACTGTCGGGCAATATTCTTATGAATTACAGCAAAAAACTGATGAAAAAATAAATCCTATTGATCTTCAGAGAGAAATACATAAGGGGAATGATAGTGAAGATTCTTTTGAGAATCAAGTAAGAATAGCCGTAAAAAGAGGGGAAGAACAACTTGATGGAGATTTTTATATAGTCGTCCTTTTTAAGAAAGAAAGAATTATGCATAACGTCGTAAGACAATATTTTTTTCCTAGAAAAAGTTGCCCAACTCCTGAATATGACCAAGTTGTTTATAAGTATTTTAGAAAAGAAGAACGGCTAGAAATGCTTTGGGTTGTTCCAGATAAACAAACTACACATTCTTTGCCACTTATTTCAAAAGATCTTACGCATGAGCAACGAGATCTTATTGCCTATGCATCCGCATTCACTTCAGGTGAATTAGATAAATTATGTGCAAAACTGAATAAAGTTCCATAAAAAAAATTTATCTATACTTGAATTAAAATCACTTTCATTTTAATTAGTAATTATTCGTGAAACGATTCCCTGCGTTAGTGGGCCACGAAATTATAAGCCGTAATGCGATTCGCAATCGCAAAAAGGAGTAAATATGGCAACAGAAACTGAGAACGTAGCTGAAGAAGTTCAGAGGGAGGAAGTCGTTCAACCTCAAGAAGAGCAAAAAGCTCAAAGCCAAGATACTCAAGAAGTTTCTCAAGAACAGTCTGATGAAAATAATAAAGAATACAATTTCAGACAGTTAAGAGAATCTAATAAGCAACTTGCAGAAAAGTTAAGGAAGACTGAAGAAATAATAGAATCTATTGCTCAAAAACAGAATCAAACGGCTCAATCTGAAGAAGAATTAAACCTTGGAGAAGAAGATCTCGTTGAAGGCAAACATCTTAAAAAAGTGATTGGCAAAATTGAAAAAATGATTCAACAAAAAGACCTTGAAGCAATCCCAGACAGACTTCGGAATAAATTTGAAGACTTTGATCATGTTGTGACAAAAGAAAATTTAGAAAAATTAAAAGAATCCGAGCCAGAATTGTATCGTACCATTAGAAGTGGAACGGATCTCTTTGCTAAAGGCGTTGCAGCTTATAAAACATTAAGATCTCTTGGATATGCCCAAGAAAGAGAAAATTATATGAAGCAAAAAGATATCGTTCAATCTAACCACAAAAAGCCACTTAGTGCTCAAGCGGTTAAAGGTCAGGGTGCTCTCCATGAAGCAAATGTTTTTGCTAATGGACTTACTCCTGAACTAAAAAAACAACTTCAAAAAGAAATGGTAGAGGCAGCTAAGGCTCGGTAATAATCGAGGTATAGTATGACTACAACCACAACTACGCTTCCAGCACCAGTTCAACAAAGCTTTAGTTATAAACTACTTAGCGTGCCGGTCCCGTATATGATTCATAATATTCCTGCGATGCTAAAACAAATGCCACGAAATGGTGGTACCACTCTTAGAATGCGCAGGTATAATCCTTTGGCAACAGCTACTGTTCCATTGGGTAATAGTGGAGTTACTCCTCCACCACAACAGCTAACTGCAGTAAACATAGACGCAGAGCTAGATTTCTACGGAACGTATCTCATTTTGAATGAACAAGTTACGCTCCAGAATCAAGACCCTGTTCTAAATGAGGCTGCCCAACGGCTCGGCGTGAGTTTGAGGCAAACAGAAGACGAGCTCACAAGAGACATGCTTTTGTCAACAGCTTCATTTATTAATTGTGTTGGCGGAACAAACGGTAGAAAATATGTTGCCGTTTTAAAATCTCTTCTGATGGACTTGAAACTCTTAACAGGTAAAGCTGAAGACAACAAGGCGGAACAAATTAACAACCACGGAGGTTTAGTTGAGTCATTTGATTTACGTAAAGCTGCCTAAGCTCCAAAGTTTCTTTGGATACAGGTCTTTCGCGTTTTTCGAAAGTCTTTCTAAATTTTATGGCAAGTTCACATCTTTCTTTTTTAATTATCAGAAAGGGGTGAATTTCCTTAAGGAAATTCAACATATTTGGACGGTCAATAACCCACAAAAAAGATTGTTTCCAGTGATTTTTTCTACTGGGAGCATTATTAGTGTAAGTATAGCCACCAAAATTGGAATAAATCCAATCAATAAGTATTTTGTCGGTAGAAGAAATGTAGACTCGAAGGTTGTATTTACCTCGAATATTATTAGGAGCTTTATTAGACCAAAGAACGATACTACCTTCTCCATCCAAAATACCAGCCAAATATATAAGTTTTTCTCTACGTGTTTTAAACATAAGTCTCCTATGTCGAAGTCAAACTATAACAATTTGAACGATATGGAGCAAGTTAATTTGACCGTGAACGTAGCAAGCGAAGAGACATGGGAAACCATGAAGCGGTGCTCTGGGCTCTATGGAAACATAGAGAGGTAGACTGAGAAGATCTACCCGCTTAATTAAAATATAATTAAGTCAATAAGTAACAGATAGGACAATCCTACAGAAATAACACGTTCTGATATTGACGGTGTTATTCGCACATTAGCAGATAATAACGCCTATACTATTGCTGACAATATTGAAGGTGAAGACCGATTTGGTACAGCACCTGTTAGAGATGCTTATTTTGCTCTTGGTTCTACCCAACTTATTGGGGATCTAGAACAAGTCCAAGGTTTTATTGCTAAAGCTCAATATCCTTCTCAAATGTCTACTCTAAGGCCTGAATGGGGTTCTGTTTCAAATCTTAGATTTTTACTTTCTAGTATTGGGGCTGAAGAAAGTTCAGCATCTGCCTTAGGAAATAATATGTACGATATTTTTTGCGTAGGAATGGAAGCTTATGCCGTTATTGAACAAGACGGTTATAGCTCTCAATTTATTTATAGACCCCCTATTTATGATGGGCCACTCGCCTTGAATGCAAGTGTTGGATATAAATTCGCTCAAGTTCCAAGAATCACCAATGATGCTTGGGTATTAAATCTATCATGCACATTGTCATAATAAGGAGGAAAAATGAGTACTATTATACAACAAGGAAGATTTACTTCTGATGGAACAAAAAAATCTCTTGAAATTAGATCTAATGTAGATTGGATTGAAGTTATCAACGAAACTCAATTTGCTACTACTCAAACTCCCGGTCGCGGAGTGAAATTTGAGTGGCAAAGGGGTATGAGTGCTGGACATGGTTTTGAATATACAAAAGCCGATGGAGCCAACACGTTGCAAGCAGAAAAAATCACTTCTGGTGGTTTTACTACAAGTGATCAAATTCCCGTTATTGGTGCAGCTGTTACAGGAACGACTATTACAAAAGCTTCTCCTCCAGTTTGTACAGCGAATGGGCATGGCTATAGCAATGGTGATAATGTAATACTAAGCAATCTTACAAATATGCCTCAAATAGGCGGTGTTCTTTTTACTATTGGCAATGTAGCTACTAATACTTTTGAACTTACTTATATGGACACAAACACTGCTAATTTTACATCAGAAACTGCTTTTGAAGTAAGATTATTAAGCGAATTTACATGGAGAAATTCATGGAATCCTATTACAAGTATTACGAAAGGAAGTACCACCCAAGTTATATTAGGTTCAATAGAACCTGAACTTAGTTATATTGTAGGAGATGTAGTTAGATTTGAAATGCCATCTTCATTCGGTATGACAGAAATAGATAATATTACAGGTGAAATTACCGCATATAATTCTACAACAAATGCGTATACTATTGATATAGATTCAAGTTCATTCACAAATTTTGCTTGGCCTGCTTCAACTGCAGTCCCAACCAATTTTCCTCATTTAACTTTAGTTGGCACTACTTCTACTGGAGTGACTAATTCAACAAAAAATACAGCCTCTTTAATTATAGATTTAGGCGCAGGAATTGATGGCCCAGCAGGTTCATCAGGAGATGTTATTTATTGGAAAGCAGGTAAATCTACTTTAGTAAATAACGAATAATTTTTTGGGGGAGAAATCCCCCTTTTGTAAAACAGAGACAAAGATTAAGGAGAAATTATGACCACATTAAATTCAACCAGACCTAAAAAAAATATGCATAAAATTTCTTCAGAAGAAATGAAAAAAATGCGTGAAAAAGACCATAAAATGGTGAAAGGTATTTTTAGATGTTATGAACCTCGTGGAGGTTCTATGACTTTTAATTTCAAAAAATATAAGGGAGACGAAGTTCTAAAATATACAATGATAGATGGACAGGCTTATGATGTTCCTTTAATGGTAGCAAAACATCTCAATCAAAACTGTTGGTATCCTAAACATACGCATGTTTTGGATGCAAATGGAAATCCATCTGTAGAAGTTGGGAAAAAAGTGCAAAGATGTTCTTTTGAGAGCATGGAATTTCAAGATTTAAATGAAGATATAGAAAATGAGCACTCCTAGTACACTTGCAACTATTAGAACAAAAGTAAGGCGTCTTACGGGACGTCCTTCTCCTCAACAAATTACTGATAATCAAATTGACGATTATGTAAATACTTTTTATCAATACGATTTCCCAGAACATTTAAGGATTTTTACTAATAAAGGAAAGTTTAAATTTATTACTGAAGAAAATGTGGATCAATACAATATGAAATCAGCTGATCCATCAGCTCCTTCTTTTAATGATTTAGTTGTAGATTTTGATAGCACTACTGTTTCAGCTGTAGATGTTTATTATAATTTGCAAAATCCAGTATATATTAATGGTTATCAAAGTTTTTATTCTCAAAATAGAGAACAATTTTTTAGAACCTATCCTGTTTTAGGAGATATAAATGATTCCACAAGTGGAGATGGGAGTTCTGGCCCTTATACTTTAACTTTTTCTAATGTTCCTATTTTGCAAAATTCAATAACTGTAGGAGCAATTGACAATACAGGATCTACAGTAAAAATAATAGATTCTCCTCAAAGTAGAACTATTGGGAATTGGGTAATAAATAATTCCACAACTTCAGTTACAGGTTCTGTAAACTATATAACTGGCGCTGTAACTATTACTTTTCCAAATTCTATCCCGAATGGGAATGAAATTACCTTCACTTTCACTCCATATGCTGCTAATAGACCTCAAGCTGTATTATTCTATCAAAATACAATAACTCTTCGTCCTGTGCCCGATAAACCCTACCCAGTGGAATTTGAGGCTTTTTTAACACCTGCAGCCCTCCTTTCTGCTACTGATAATCCAGAATTAAAGCAATGGTGGCAATATTTAGCTTATGGAGCTGCTAAGAAGATTTTTGAAGATTCTCAAGATCCTGAAGGAGTAGATCAAATAATGAAAGGATTTAAAGAACAAGAAAGTTTAGTTCTTAATCGTCATATTGTTCAACAAACAAATGAAAGAACGGCAACAATCTATACGGAAATGGCAGCTTACCCGTATAGCAATTTTAATAATAGGTTTTAAAATGGCTTATAATGAAAATATTCCTCAAGCAACAGATAATCCCTCCCAAAGTCAGCCTCAACTTTTGGCTAATTTTCAGGAAATAAATACTGCTTTTAATTTAAATCATGCAGATTTTAATACAGCAGATCAAGGGAAACACTCTTTTTTACAAATGCCTGAACAAACATCTGCGCCTGCTACTGCAGCAGACGAAGGAGCAGGCGCAGATGTTTGTTCAGGCATTTGTAAAAAAGAGTGTTTCCCTTGATCTGCTGTATTAAAA